GACGGACATGGTCCTGCGGGCCGTGACCGGCTACATCCGATCGTGGCTGTCCGCCCCCGCCACGGACCCGACACCCGCAACCGAGCCGTCTCCCGCCTGCACGGGCGCAGACGACTGCACCTGCTGCACCGGCCCGCTCGACGCGCCCGACGAGCAGCCGTCCTCCCGTGAGGACGCAGACACCCCGACCACCGAGGAGCAGTCATGATCGTCAGCTTCGGTTACCTCCACGGCCCCGCACCCCGCGCCGACCTCACCCTCGACGTCCGCAACAGCCTCCGCGACCCCGCCCGCATGTCCGACGATCTGCGCGACTCCACCGGCCTCGACCCGCGCGTCCAGCAGGTCGTGTGGACCACCAAGGGCGCCCGCGACCGCGCCGCCCTGCTCGTCGCCTATGCCCGGCAGCACCCCGACGACACCATCGCCGTCGGCTGCGCCGGTGGCCGACACCGCTCGGTCGCGATCGCGGAGTACGTCGCCGCGGAGACCGGCCACGAGGTGCGGCACCTGCACGTACACCTGCCGCGCGTGCTCAAGCCGGGCAGGGGCGAGTGATGCGCGAGGGCCCGTTCCTGCTGCACGGGGTCGGCTGCGGTGCGTGCGGCCTGCCCGGCTACCGGCACGACCCGCGCACCGGCACGACCGAGCACGTGTCGACGTGGAAGCCGCCGTGCCACACCAAGTTGCCCGTTGAGAAGGGGGCCCGCCGTGTCTGATGAGGAGTGCTGCCGGCCCGGCTGCGCGCTGTGCCTCGGCCTCGGGGTGGAGTACCCCGGCGCGATGCGCTGGCGACCGGGCGTCGGACCTGACCCGTTCGAGTCTGTGGAGGTGGACCGTGGCGTCACCGTGTGAGACCTGCCGATGCACCTGGTGCGGCCGGCGCGCGATCCGCGTCGACCAGTGCACGGGCAACCGGCTCCCGCACCGCGTCCGGAGTGGACGCAAAGGCCCGCAGTGCGCCGGCAGCAACCGGCACCGCGACACCGCCCCGGAGAAGCGTCATGGCTGACATGATCGAGGTCGAGATCCCGCTGTACGTGGCGCGCTACGGCCAGCAGGGTGTTCCGCCGCTCAACCACAACCAGCGGCTCCACTGGCGCGAGGAAGCGGCCCGGAAGAAGGTCGTCCGTCAAGCCGTGCGCGTGGCAGCGACGAACGCCCGCGTCGGCCGCTGCACGCGGCTCACCGTGACCCTGAACTACCAGCCGGGCGACGAGGTCCGCAAGCGTGACCCGATGAACCTCACCGCCTCGTCCAAGCCCGCGATCGACGGCCTGGTCGACGCCGGACTCGTCCCGGACGACACCGACGTGTACGTGCACGAGCAGACCCCCGTCATCCACTACGGCCCCGGACGCCGGCGGCTGTGGCTCACCGTCGAAGCGCACAGCGCGGAGCTGGGGCGGTGAGGCGGATGCTCGGCGGCATCATCGCGGCGGCCACCGCCCTGTTCATCACCTCGCTGGCGCTGCTGCTCGCCATGGCCTCCGACGACCCGCAACCGGACTTCGAGTTCCCGGCGCCCGGTGACGACCTGCTCACCTGGGCCGCCGGCCACCCCGACCGCACCCGCTGCCCCGACACCCCAGCAGAGGAGGGCCTGTGACCGACGACCTGCCCGAGGACGTCACGCGGATGCGCGCGGCCCGGCGCTGCCTCGACGGCGGCCACTGGATCGGCGCCCTCCAGCACGGCGAGCCGACGTCATGCCAGTGCGGCCAGATCCGGATGGACCTCGTCATGACGCTGGTGGAGGTGCCGGTTGACGATCAGCGTTGACCTGCCGCGCGTGCCCCGCTCCGTGCCCGAGTGGCACGAGCGGGGCGCGTGCCGCCTGTTCCCCGAGCTGGACTTCGTGGACGCCCGGCCCAGCACCCCGGAGGCGCTCGCCTGCCGCACGATTTGCTCGGTGTGCCCGGTCCGCGTCGAGTGCGCGGTCGGCGCGCTGGAGCGGCGCGAGCGCTGGGGGATCTGGGGTGGGCTGGACTACCGTGACCGCAAGGCCGTCGCCCGTGAGCACGGCTACGAGATGCCGGGTGACCCGCCCGAGCACGGCACCAACTCGCGCCGGGTGAAGTGGGGCTGCACCTGCGCCGACTGCCGCCGCGCGCACGCGGTGTACGAGTTCGACCGGCGCGGGCGCGCCCGCACCGCAGCACGACGCCGCGACGCCTGGTCCTCCCCGCTGCTCGTCCTCGTCCGCCCCGTCCGCGTCGGCCGCGCACGCCTCTGCCCCGGCCAGCTACTGCTGCCGCTCGACCTTCCCGCACACCGCCGTGCAGCACCTGTCGAATCTCCGGCGCTCGCCGCCGCCTGAGGAGCACCATGGACCCGATCAAGCCCAACGGCCCCGGCACGTGGAGCGTGACCGTCAACCCCGACGGCTCTGTCCACCTGCACGTCTACAGCAACACCACCCTGGCTCCGCTGTTCTTCATGGACCTCAACCCGGACGCCGCCGACCACCTCGCGGCCGCACTCAACCGGCAGGCCGAGCGGGCCCGCAGCCTGAAAGGATGAACGATCTGATGATCGGACTCGCCATGCTCGCGTCCGGCTTCGCGCTGGGCGTGCTGGGACAGGTGGTAATCAACCGCCTCACGCTGGGAAGCTGGCTGTAACAGGTGACAGCGGGGGTTGATGCTCCCGCTGTGCCCAACCCCCCGCGCACCCCCGACCACATCCGCGACGCCGTCGTGGACGACATCCGCGCGTACACCCTCACCGGCCACCCCGACGGCTCCGTGAGATCCATCGCCCGCCGGCACGGCATCAGCAAGACCACCGTGGGCAGGATCGCGGACGACGTCGGTCTCGGCGACGCCTGGGCCGAGGGCACCGCACAGACCGCGCAGGCCACTGACACCCGCATGGCGCACGTCCGCCGCCAGCGCGCGTTGATGCAGGAAGACCTGCTCGACAAGGCCAGCGACCTCGTGGACCGCATGGACAACGACGTCATCCACCTCAACGTCGTCAAGCTGTCCGGTGAGGACGGCGGCGAGATCGTCGAGCAGACCACCCTGCCGCCCGGACCCGGCGACTACCGGGCCATGGCCGCCGCCGTCACCAGCATGACCCGCGCCGCCGCCGAACTCGCCAAACTCGACAACGACACCACCGCCACCAACTCCACGGTGGGCCTGCTCGACCAGTTCGCGGCCGATCTCGCCGCCGAGCGCGCCGCCCGGGAGGCACCCGGCGGCACCGAGTGATCGCCCACCTCTCCACTAAGCAGAAGGACTCGATCCTCGACGCCGTCTGCCGCATCAACATCTGGCACGGTGCCATCCGCAGCGGCAAGACCATCGCCAGCATCGTCGCGTGGCTGCTCTACGTCCGCAACGCACCACCCGGCCCCCTCGCCATGATCGGCAAGACCCGCGACACCATCGCCCGCAACGTGTTGGACGTCATCGCCGACATCGCACCCAACGCCATCACCTACACCCGCGGAGCCACCACCTGCCGCATCCTCGGCCGCCTCGTCCACGTCATCGGCGCCAACGACGCCCGCGCCGAAACCCGACTCCGCGGCCTCACCCTCGCCGGCGCGTACCTCGACGAAGCCACGCTGGTGCCCGAAGAGTTCTTCGTGCAACTCCTCGGCCGGCTGTCCGTACCCGGCGCGCGGCTGTTCGCCTCCACCAACCCCGACAGCCCCGTGCACTGGCTGATGAAGAAGTACATCGCCCGCGCCGCCGAGCTCAACCTGTACGTCGTCCACTTCGCACTGGCCGACAACCCCAGCCTGTCCCCCGAGTACGTCGCGGCACTCGCCGCCGAGTTCACCGGCCTGTGGTTCAAGCGGTTCATCGAGGGCCTGTGGGTCGCAGCCGAGGGCGCGATCTACGCGATGCTCACCGAAGCCGACCACGTGCGCCCGGCGCCGCCGCGGTCCCGGTGGCGGGCGGCGTGGATCGGCGTCGACTACGGCACCAGCAACCCGAGCCACGCCGTGCTGGTGGTGCTCGCGGCCGACGACGATGGGCACGACGCGCTGTGGGTGGTCAGCGAGTGGCAGCACGACGGCCGCCAGCGCGGGCAGCTCACCGCTGTGCAGCAGTCCGCGCGCATGGCCACCTGGGCGTCCGAACTGCTGGAAGACACCGGCCTCGCCCCGGTCACCGTGCTCGACCCGTCCGCGGCACCGCTGCGGGTGCAGATGCGGGCGGACGGCTGGCCTGGTGTGCGTGGCGCGGACAACCGGGTCGACGTCGGTATCCAAGCGGTCTCCAGCCTGGTCGCGGGGCTGCGGTTGTTCATCGACCGCGAGGCGTGCCCGGTGCTGTGGGACGAGCTGTGCGGCTACGTGTGGGACGACGACGCAGCGAAGAAGGGCGAGGAGAAGCCGGTCAAGACCCACGACCACGGGCCGGACGCGCTGCGGTACGCGGTCATGGCCGCCCGGATGGTGTGGCGCCCGTGGCTGCCGCTGCTGGCTGACGAACTCGCGCTGGCCGCGTGACACTGCGGGCGCAGGCTCGCGCGTGTGCTGATCAAGCCCGATACCCCGTGGCCGCCGCCGGGCCCCGACGCCATGCGCACCCGCTGGGCATCCTGGTCCGCCTGGTGGGGTGGAGACCCCAAGACGCTCGCCTGCGACACCCTGCCCACCTCTCCCGCCGGCTACTGGACGCGGCGCGCGGTCGCTGACGAAGCCGAGCGCAGCCTGCACCTCCCGCTCGCCGGCGACATCGCCCGCACCTCGGCCGAGCTGGTGTTCGGCGACACCCCCGCGATGCAGTGGACCGACGATATGCCCGCCACGGACACCTCCGACCCGGGCACCGCGCCCGCCGATCCGGTTGGTGACGAGTGGGAGCGCATCTCCCAGGAGATGGGCTGGTCCAACAGCCTGCTGGAGGCCGGTGAGGTCGCCGCGGCGCTGGGCGGGGTGTACCTGCGGCCCCAGTGGGACAGCGCGCTCACGGACCGGCCGTTGCTCACCATCGTCCGCCCGGACGAGGCGCTGCCGACGTTCCGGTACGGCATCCTCACCGCGGTCACGTTCGTCACCGAGCTGGGGTCGGTGAACGGGTTCGTGCTGCGCTGGCTGGAGCACCACGAGCCGGGCCAGATCCGGCACGAACTGTGGCGCGGCACCAACGCCAACATCGGCATACAGACCCCCCTTGCCGAGCACCAGGCCACCGCGCCGCTCGCGGCACTGCTCGACGAGCGGGGCGTCATCGACACCACCGGCATCCGGCCGGACGGAGGGCTGCTCGTCGAGTACGTGCCCAACGACCTGCCCCAACCCCTCGACCGGCTCCCCTACGGACGCTCTGACCTCCAGGGCCAGGAGTCCCTGCTCGACTCGCTCGACGAGGTGTACGCCTCGCTGATGCGCGACGTCGAGCTAGCCGCAGCCCGAGCCATCGTGCCCGCGGAGTTCCTCGACGGGGTGCTGCCCGAGCAGCCGGGCCGGCGGCGCCTGTTCGGCTCCCGGCAGCCCAGGACTCCGGCCCGCCGGTTCGACCCGACCCGTCGCTATTTCACCGCTCTGCCCGGCATGGCGCCGGACTCCGACGGCAAGCAGACGGGCATCACCACGGTTCAGCCCGAGATCCGGGTCACCGAGCACGTCGAGGCCGCGCTGCACCTGGTGGAGCAGATCGTGTCCCGGGCGGGCTACGCGCCGCAGACGATGGGGATGCACGTCGAGGGACAGCTGTCGGGGACGGCGATGCGGCGCCGGGAGCAGCGGTCGTATCGGACGCGGGACCGGAAGCGCCGCTACTTCCGGCCGGCGTTGGAGCGGTTGGCCGAGACGCTGATGCTGATCAACGCGGTCGTGTTCGACGGGCCTGTGCCGGTTGGTCGGCCGGCGTTGGAGTGGCGTGCGGTGGAGCAGGCTGACCCGAAGGAGGCCGCGGAGACGGTGGAGATCCTGCGCCGGGCGCAGGCGATGTCGGTGTACCAGGCGGTGAAGACCGCGCACCCGGAGTGGGACGAGCCGCAGGTCGAGGACGAGGTAGGGCGGGTGGAGGCGGAGCAAGCCGTCCTCGCCGCCCCGGAACCGACCGGGTACGAGCCCCCGCCCGGCACCGACCCGGACGACGAGCCGCCCGTCGACGGCGAGGAGTAGCGGGTGCGCGGCGTCAACCCGGAGCAGGCGTGGCGCAGCCTCAAGACGCTCACCGACGTGTGGGACGTGGCGATGGAGCGCCTGATCGCCGCAGTCACGCGCCGGCTCGCCCGCGGGATCACCGAGACCGGCTGGGCTGAGCGGAAGCTCGGCGAGACGCTGCTCGTGCGCGCGGAGTTGTTGGGCATCGTGCAGCGGCGGCTGGCGTCCGGGCTGGAGGACCAGGCCCTCGCGGCGCTGGAGGAGTCTTACGGCATCGGCGCCCGCGTGGCCGAGCAGCTGGGCGAGGTGGCGATCGAGACGAACACTGGCCGCGTCGCGTCGCTCGTGAGCAGGTTTGTCGCCCAGCTGCGCGGCACGTGGGTGCCGGTGATCCGGGCGCACGAGGACGTGTACCGGCGGGTGATTGCCGAGTCGGAGACGCTGATGGCGACGGGGACGATCGTGCGGCGTGAGGCGGTGGCGATGAGCGTCGACCGGCTGCTCGCCGAGGGCGCGGATCGGTTTGTCGACAGCTCTGGCCGGCGGTGGCATCTGGACAGCTATGTGCGGATGGCGGGGCGCACGGCGTCGCAGCAGGCCGCGGTGGAGGGTCAGTTGGACGGGATGGTGGAGCGCGGCCGGGATTTGGTGGTGATCTCGGACAGCCCGCGGGAGTGCCGGTTGTGCCGGCCGTGGGAGGGGCGGCTGCTCAGCATCTCCGGGGTGTCGGTGGGGTCCGAGGTGGACGGGCACCGCGTCGCGGGCACGGTCGCCGAGGCGCGCGCGGGAGGGTTGTGGCACCCGAACTGCACGCACCGGGCGGACCCGTACACCAGCGGCCTGACCGAGGTCCCCGAGCCGAAGGCCAACCCCGAGGGCTACGCAGCGGCGCAGAAGCTCCGCAGGCTGGAGCGTGAGGTGCGCGAGCTGAAGCGGCGCAGGGACGCGTCGAAGGAACTCGGCGAGACCACCGCGACCGTGCGCCGGCTGAACGGGTTGATCAGGGCGAAGCACCAGGCGATCGCGGCGCACGCCGACGCGACTGGCCAGAACCGGCGGCGCGAGCGGGAGCGCCCCGTCGGGGCGTGAGTGCTGCTCACCTACACTGCGGGCATGGCGTGGGAGCTGCTCAAAGACCAAGAGGCCGCGAAGGCATCGCTGGCCACCGCGACGGCGGTGTACGAGGAAGCCGGTCCACCGATCGCGGGCGGGCGCTGGTACGTCCTGCCCGGTGACGAGGTGCGGTTCCTCACGCCCGGCGGCAACGTTGAGGTGGCGATCATCCCTGCCGAGATGCTGCACGCTGACGGGTTCCGCGAGGTACCGCAGGGCACGTGACAGCGTGCGGGCACGCTCCGGGGATGGCCAAGCTCAAGATCCCCGCACTGCCCGCGGCGCTCGACCGTAACCAGGTCGATGCTGCTCTCGCCTCGCTCGGGATCGTGGGCAAGGCGATCCAGCACGTCGACATCGGCCCGCATCTCGTCACGGTGACCCATTACGCGGCGCGCCAGGGCACGTGCCACGACGTCAAGACCTACATCCCGATCCGAGACGGCGAGTGACAGCCGGCGCGAACGCTGGTGGCCATGGCACGTACCAACATCACCAAAACTACCGCCGTCCGCGCTGGGGTCGAGCCGACGATGACCGCTGTGGATGCCGCCGCCGCGCCGGACGGGATGCAGGTCGACTGGTCGGAGGATCTGCTGCTGCTCGTGCGCACCACGGGCACCACGACCACCGTCACCATCGACACCCCCGGCACCGTGGACGGGCTCGCCGTTGCGGACCGGTCCGTGGTGGTCCCGGCGACCACGGCCGTCGGGATGCTGATCGGGCCGTTCGGACCCGAGTACAGGCAGAGTGACGGGAAGCTTCACCTCAACTTCAGCTCGGCGACGGGCGCGACCGTGGCAGCCATCGTCTAACGGGCACGGTGACACTGACCATCAAGACTTCCACACATGGAACCAAGCACGTTCGGTCAGTGCGTCGGCGAGAACGTCCGCCGCATCCGCACCAGCCTCTACATGTCGATCGACGCGCTCGCCCGGTGCCTCCAACAGGCGCATGGTGAGGTGTGGACGAAGAGCCGCCTCGCTGCACTGGAGCGAGGCGGTCGTCAGACCTTGACCGAGGTCGAGTTGTACCAACTCGCAACGGTCCTGGGCGTTAGCGTCGCGGACTTCTACTGGGGCGACGGGAACTTGGTCGCAGGCCAGTTCACCATCTCCCGCGCCGCATGGCGAGACACGATGTCCGGCCAAGCATTTCGGCCAGCGATGGCTGGCGACTACATGGCCGTGGAACTGGCGCTACTGCTTGGCATGCCGCGTGACCTGATTGCCTGCGCGGCCGAAGAGTTGTACGGGCGTACGGTGACGCTGGAGCACGTCGCCCGCGTTGCTGATGACGCTGGCAAGCCAACCCAGAGTGCGGCTGTCCACCGTGGACAGGTCACGCGCACGCTCGCGCAGGAGATCCGGGAGCAAATCAGCAAGCGGTGACACTCACTGCGGACGCTGCCGGGGTGACGACCCCCGCAGCGCCGCAGAGTGCCCCCGCCACCGACTCGGCCCCGGCCACGCCCAGCGTCGACCCGACCACGCAGTCCACGCCGGTCCCGTCGCCGCCCCCCAACCAGCCCGCTGGCGAATCCAAGACCGACGCCGGCGCGCAGACGCTCACCCTCACGCAGGAACGCCTCGACCAGATCATCGGCGACCGTCTCGGCAAGGCCCAGAAGACGTGGCAGCAGCAGCAGGCCGAGCAGCAGAAGAAGCTCGCCGCCGCTCTGGGCATCACCGACCCGGACGAGCCCGTCGACCCGGCCAAGGCGCTGGAGGAGACCAGCGCGCGCGCCACGGCGGCGGAGCAGCGCGCCGACCGTGCTGAGGCCAAGGCCCTCGCTCTCGCAGCCGGTGTGAACCCGAAGCGCATCGACACGTTCATCCGCCTGGTCGATCACGTGGCCGCGTTGAAGGACGTCGACCGTGCTGACGAGGCCGCGGTGACGACGGCGCTGGCGGCGGCGGTGAACGCCGAGTTGGAGGCTGCTCCGGAGTTCAAGGCCGGAGCGGGTCCGGTGGTGCCGTCGTCGTCGGGCGGTGACCGGACCGGTGCGGCTCCGGCCACGGTGACGCTGGAGGCGTTCCGCGCGATGGACGTGGGGGAGCGGACGAAGCTCTACCAGTCGAACCCGGGGCTCTACAAGCAGCTCGCCGACCAGACCAAGAAGCGCTGAGGGGCGCGGGCGTGTCGCATCCGTCGATCAAGAACGAGCGCGTGTACCGGGCGCTGCGGCGCAAGGGCTACTCGAAGACGAAGGCCGCCCGCATCTCCAACGCCATGGCCCGCGCACGCCGGGCCGGACGCCGCAAGCGCACCGGCCGGCGACGCCGGTAACACCCGGCCGGCAGCCTGTGCTCACCGCCGTTGGCGGGTGTCGGAGGTACCTCCCGGACTACTCCACCGGGCGCTGACGAGCGATACACGGCCACCCCCGTACGTCACTGCCCGACAGGAGCACCACCGTGGCACAGACCACGAGCGTCGACCTCGACCCGATCATCCCCGACGTGTGGGCGGACATGCTGGAGGAGGATCTGCCCAACGCGATCCGCTTCGCGCCGCTCGCCACCGTCAACACCCGCCTCGAAGGCCAGCCCGGCAACACCATCAGCATGAACTGGTGGAACTACATCGGCGACGCCGACGACATCGCCGAGACCGCGGTCATCGTCCCGGTGAAGATGGACACCGACGGCGAGTCCATGACCGTGAAGGAAGCGGCGAAGGGCGTCGAGCTGACGGACAAGGCCCGCATGGACCCGATCCAGGACCCGGAGCCCGCCGCGCGCCGCCAGCTCACCAAGTCCGTCGCGTCGAAGATCGACAAGGACATCTACGCCGAGATCACCAAGACCGGCGCGGGCAGCGTGGACATCGCCGCGCCCTTCAGCCTGTCCAACCTGGCCGAGGGCATCGCCGAGTTCGGCGAGCTGGACGAGGGTGACTGGGCCGACAGCTTCGCCGCGGTCGTGATCTCGCCGGCCGAGCAGATCGCGGTGATGGAGGACGACAAGTTCGCGCCGGCCGCGCTGGGCACCAACGCGGCCCTGTTCCGCGGCGCGATCGGCAGCGCGTACGGCATCCCGTTCGTCGTGTCCAACCGGGCCACCGCGACCGGGGCGCGGCTGGTGCGCAAGGACGCCATCCTCCTGGCCTACAAGCGCAGGCCGATCATCGAGACCGACCGCGACATCCTCGCCCGGTCCACGATCATCACCACGAACGTCCACTACGGCGTGTACCGCGCCACCCGCCGGCTGGGCGTGGTCCGCTACCAGCCGCAGCCGTGAGCCGGAGGTACCGCTGATGACGCTGTACCGCAGGCACTACCAGGCGCGCGAGGTGCCCCCGTCGGAGCGACCCCAGGAGGGGACCGCACCGGCGGAGGGCGCGACCTACGACGACACCACCGAGGGCCTCACCGCCCAGCAGGTGTCGCACGACGGCGCCACGACCTTGGCTGGCCGGGACGCTGAGCGTGATGGTGGCGCTGGTGACGAGACGGCCGATCAGGTGTCCGAGGACGAGCACAGCGCCGACGAGCTGCGCGACATGGCCCGGGAGCTGGGGTTGCCTACCTCGGGCACGAAGGTGGAGCTGGCCGAGCGGATCAACGCCAAGCTCGCCGAGTAGACCGGTGTCCCGGTGGTCGGTGGAGGCCGGCTGCGGGGCAGGTGGGTGCGGGCCGCCGGGACACCCCTATCGTGAGGATCGTGGAGGACTGCTGATGCCGTGGCTGGCACCGTGGCCGGACGCCCCGGACACCCACCGGATGTGGGCTGACCCGGGGTCGTCGCTGGAGCGCGCGTACCGGGCCGCCGGGTGGACGCACGAGGTGCCCGCGCCCGGCAGCGACCCGGTCCTCCTAACCGAGGGGCCGATCCTCCTAACCGAGGAGGATCACGTGCCCGTTGAGGAGCTGGAGACGTGATCGACGCGGATGGCCTGGGCCTGGTCCTGGGCGGAATCGCCACGCTGGCGACGGCGGTGCTGGGCGGTGTCGCTGCCCTGTCGTCCTCCAGGTCGAAGCGCGCCACCTCCGACGTGCGGTCGTTGACTAAGCACGTGGGCACGCTGGACAAGCAGGTGAACACACTGGCGTCGTGGCAGGTGGCGGCGCGGATGTACATCTGGCAGTTGCGGTCGACTCTGGCGGACAGGGGTATTCGGGCTCCGGAGCCGCCGCCGGAGTTGGGGTTGGCGGCGGAGATCATTCCCACGAAGGGTGACACCTCGGCCTGACCCTCGGGGCATGGCCGCAGTCATCTCCACCGGTCTCGACTACTCGGCGCGACGCCTGTCCGGCGCAGCTATCAAGGCTGCTGGTTACAGGTTCGTCAACCGCTACCTGTGGTTCCCGGGCCAGCGCTGGCCGTCGCTGACGGCTGACGAGTACGCGGACCTCACGGCGCACGGCATCGAGGTCCACGCGATCTACGAGCAGAACACCAACGACCCGGCCGGCGGCTGGGACGCGGGCGTGCGCATGGCCCGGCAGGCGGTGGCCTCAGCGAAGGCCGCGACGCTGCCAGCTGGGCGCACGATCTACATGTGCGCGGACGCGTGGCTCACCACGCACGGCATCCCTGTGGCCACCGCGATGCGGTTCCTCGACGGCGCCCGCTCGGTGCTGGGCCCGGCTGGCTACCTGACCGGCGCGTACGGGTTCCGGGACTTCATCTACGCGGCGCAGGACGGCGGCCACGCTGACCGGTTCTGGCTGTGCGGCGCGGAGTCCGGTGTCCGGGACGGCATCCACCAGTACCAGTGGAACAACGGCACCGTCGTCGTGGACGGCGTGGTCTGCGACCTGAACAAGCAGTACCTACCGATGATCGGAGAGGGCATGTCGGCAGAGGGCGAGGCCGCGATCCTGGCCGCGGTGCAGGACATCCGCCAGGCGATCGCGCAGAACTTCAAGGCCACGGGCGAGGGCATCGGCACCACCACGGCCGTGATCCGGGACGGGATGCGCGACGTCCGGGACGCGCTGGCCGCGAACTACCGGGCGAACAAGGAGCCGATCGGGCAGACCACGGCCGACATCGAGGCCAAGGTCGACAAGCTCACGGCCGCGGTGGACGCGCTCACCAAGCGGGTCGACGGCATCTCCACGGGCACCGGTCACTCGCTGGAGGCCATCGCGCAGGCGACGGCTGCGGCGACGGTCGCGGAGTTCAAGAAGGCGGGCAACTGATGAGCGACGCAACGAACCGCGCGCTGCGCACGCTGGCGCAGAATCTGCTGGTGGATGCCGGGGTCGCGGCGACCACCGTGGCGCTGCCGCTGGTGCAGGCGGAGCACGTCGACTGGCGGCTGCTCGGGCTCACCGTGGCCAAGACGGTGCTGGTGACCGTGATCGCGTTCGCGCACCGCAAGCTCAACGAGCACAGCGCGAAGGGCTGACCGATGGCGATCCCGGGCAACGTCAGCTTGGTCACGGTGACCGGGACGTTCCTCTACATCGACGGCACCCCGGCCACGAACGGCACGGTGACCTTCCGCCCGAGCGGTGACCCGTGGCTCAAGGACGCCAGCGCGGACGCGACCCTGCTGCCGATGACGGTCACGTGCCAGCTCAACTCCAGCGGGCAGATCGTCGGCCCCTCCAGCGCTGTCGGCTCTGGTGGGGTCGGCGTGAAGCTCCCGGCCACGGACGACACGGACCTCGCCCCGAACGGGTTCGTGTACGACGTGACGGCGCAGTTCGGCACCCTGCCCGCGATGACGTACAGCATCGCGCTCCCCGCGAGCCCGGACACGGTGGACCTCGCGGACCTCGCCCCGGTGACTCCGGTCGACGGCGGCGGCGTGCAGATGGTGCTCTCCGTCAACGGCAAGTCGCCGAGCGGCACGGGCGCGGTGACGCTGACCGCGAGCGACGTCAACGCGCTCGACCAGACCGCAGGCGACGGCCGGTACCTGCGCATCGGCGTCTACAACCCGGTCAAGGCCCCCGTGGCGCTGACCGACGAGACCACGATCGCCACGGACGCGTCGCTGTCGTCGCTGTTCCGCGTGGTGCTGGCGGGCAACCGCACGCTCGGCAACCCGACCGGCGCGGTGGACGGACAGCGGGTGCTGTGGCAGATCAAGCAGGACTCCGTCGGAGGCCGGACGCTGGTCTTGGGCTCGAAGTTCAGGCTCGGCAGCGACCTCAGCGCCGTGGTGCTGTCCACCACCGCGGGCACCACCGACTACCTCGGCGCGCAGTACGACGCCGGGGCGGACGTGTGGCACGTGCTCGCTCTGGCCAAGGGGTACTGACGTGGCCACCAGGAGACAGGCCGTCATCAGCGGCTCGCTGCCTGCGGGCGGGCCGTTGGCTGCCACCGTTCCGCTGGGGCAGGCCGCGACCGCTGGGTCGACGCTGATCGTCGTCATGGCCGGCGTGATCGGCACGGCCCGCATCACCGACGGCTCCGGCACCACGTTCACGAAGAGGACGACGTACGGCGGCGGTTCGTTCGACGTGTCCGTCTCGGACTTCACCGCGGCCGGTGGTGAGACCGCGGTCCACATCACCAAGAACGCGGACTTCAACCTCGGCTACTACGTGCTTGAGCTGAGCCCGGTCACGTTCTCCTCGTGGTCCAACAACGGGCCGGGCTCGACCGCCAACAGCGCGTCGGACTTCTCGTGCGCCCCGACAGCGGTGACGTTGGCATCGGGCGCCGGCGTGCTCATCGCGGGCTGGGTGGCGGAGGCCGCCGCTGGCTCGATCCCCTACTCCGGGCTGAACCAGTGGCGCGGCTTCGGGCCGCTCGGTCAGCTCGACGTGTCCGCCGGAGTGCAGCCCAGCACCGGCGGCGCGCCGGACCTGATCTGGGCCGCGGGCGTGGCCGACGTGACGGCATCCGGCCGATGGCCGGTGTCCGCTGCCGCGGGCGAGTATGCGGCGACGTCGCAGTGGGTCCGCGGCGCGGCCGGGCTGGTGTGCGCTCAGGCGCTCTACACCGACACCTCTGGCGTGCCCACCAACCCGCCCGCAGCGAACGCGATCGTCGCGGAGAACAGCCTGCCGGGCACAGCGCGGCAGAACTGGCACGGCGGCACCACGGCCACGGACGCGACGATCGCGGGCTACACCGACCGCCAGTCCTACGAGCCCGGCGACACCGTCTCGTTCAAGGTGGACAGCACGGGCCACGCCTGGCGGGCCGAGGTGTTCCGGCTCGGCTACTACGGCTGGGAGGAACTGGGCGCCCGCCGGGTGACGGCGAACATCACCGGCACCGTCGTGGCGCAGCCCGCGCCGACCGTGGACGGGACGCTCGGCAGCACGTCGTGCGCCTGGACGACGAACGCCTCGTGGACGATCCCCAGCACGGCGACGCCGGGCCGCTACTACGTGCTGTTCCGCCGCACCGACGAGCCGGGGCACATCAGCTCGGCGCAGTTCGTCGTGCGCGGTGACCCCGCGGGCCGGGTGGCCGTGGTGGTGCCGGACCTGACGCTCGCCGCTTACAACCTGTGGGGCGCGACGACGGACCATGGGGACCGGACGACCGGCACGTGGTCGGGCCGCTCGCTCTACCAGGCCGGCGCGGACGGAGCCGTGCGGGACTTCGGCCACCGCGCGTACGCGTGCAGCCTCGACCGGCCGAACAGCGTCAACAGCACCGACAGCAACACCGGTCTGTTCGACAGCGAGTACCCGATGATCGCGTGGATGGAGGCGCAGGGCTACGACCTGACGTACCTGTCCGACCTGGACCTCGACGCCGATCCGCACGTGCTGGAGACCGCGGGGCTCGCCGTGCTGCTGGGGCACCACGAGTACTGGACGACCGAGGTGTACGACGCGTGGCGCAACGCCCGGTCGGCCGGCGTCAACATCGCCTCGATCTCATCCAACGTCGCGCTGTGGAAGGTCCGGTTCGCGCCGGCGGACACCGCGCGCCGGACGATGATCTGCTACAAGGACTCCGGTACCAAGGACGTGTCCCCCGGCCACGCCGGGACCGGCTACGACCCCGGCGGCTACACCGGCACCTGGCGCGACACCCGCGCCGTACCCGGCGAGGTCAACAACACCGACCGGCGCTCGGAGAGCGACTTGCTCGGGCAGCTGTTCGTGGCGTCGGCGCCCGTGGCGCTGGCGCTGGACGTGCCGTACGCCAGCAAGAGCCTGCCGATCTGGCGCAACAGCGCGGCAATCCAGGCGCTCACCACCGGTCAGACGTACACGACGCCGTACGCGGTGTACGGCGACGAGGGCGACCTGCCGCTCGGCGACGCCGCCCAGCCCACCAACTTGGTCAACCTCTGCCCCACCGCGGTGACGCTGCCGAACTCGGCGAACGCCAACGGCACGCTCTACGCGTCCACCGTGTCCGGCACGGCGGGGATGACGCTGTACCGGCACGCGTCCGGCGCACTGGTGTGGCACACCGGCACCTGGCGCGGAGGCTGGTCCCTGACCCGGTGGCGCGCTGGCGGACTCGATGCGGCCGGTGTGGACCTGAACTGGCAGAACGCGTTCCTCGCCGTGCTCTACGACCTCGGCGCGGTCCCGCACGCCGCCCGCGCCATGCAGCCGGGCATCGACACGGCGCCCACCGACCCGGCGACCGGCGCGCCCAGTGGTGACCAGGCGGCAGTGGCGCGCGCCTACGGGCTCACGGTGCCGAGCACCGGCAGCGGCATGTTGATGTTCTTCGACTTCTAGGAGGCGTGGTGATCTGGGCGACCGTGGCCGAGGTCCGCGGCTGGTGGGCCGACCAGCAGGCCGCGCTCGGCGTGACCTGGCCGGCGCTGCCGGCCGCGGACGGGCCGGTGCAGATGCTCATCGACTCCGCTGCGCGCACGCTCGGGGCTCGGGTGGTGTGGTGGCCGGTGCTGGACGAGGACACCGACCGGGCTGCGGACGCGGTGCAGCGGGGGCATTTGGTGGTGGCGGTGGGTGAGACGATCCGGGCCCGGCGCGAGGCTGCACAGTCCGTGGTCGCGCTGGGTGGGACGGGTGCGGCGGCGATCATCGCGGCTGGCGGCACCATCACCGCGTCCAAGCTCACCGTGTCCGGCGGGTCGCGCTCGGCCGGCGGTGGCGGCGCGGCGGTCGGTGAGCAGGCTGTGCGCATCCCGGCGGCGGCGTGGGACGCGCTGGCCGAGGCCGGGCTGATCGGCGGGAGCGTGCCCTCGTGGTGAGCCTGCTCGGCGGACTCATCCCGGCGTCGCACACCGTGCAGCACCGGGCCCAGCTGGAGGACCAGGGCGACGGGGCGCGCTGGGCGGCGCCGGTCGACGTGCCGGGTTGCCGAGTGGAGAAGACCACGCGGCAGTTCGAGAACCGGCAGGGCCGGGTGGTGACGTTGCAGGCGCTCGTGGTGATGCCCGCGTTGCCGGAGGTGCGGGCCGGTGATCTGCTGGTGGTCGACGGCGACGAGCGGCCCGTCGAGCACCTCGACGTGCCGGTGTGGCTGGACGGGACCGCGATGCACCAGGAGGTGTGGACCTCCTGATGGACGACTTCGAGGCGCTGCTGCGGCAGTTCGAGGAGCGGATCGAGGCCGCGGCGGTGAAGCGGGTGCAGGAGACGGCTGATCAGTGGTTGGCGGACTCGCGCGCGGTGGTGCCGTACCAGGAGGGTGATCTGTCGCGGTCCGGGCATGTGCAGGTGCGCGGGACTGGGACGGGCGCGGAGGGGCAGGTGGCGTACGACATCGTGTACGCGCGCTATCAAGAGTTGCGGGAGGATCTGCGGCACCAGGACACGGGGCAGGCGCACTACCTCGGGGGCACGGGGAGGAAGAACGCCAGCCGGTATCTGGATCACCTGTCGGGGGTGTGGAAAGACCTCGGGTGACACCTGCGCGTGAGCCTTGCGGCATGTTGTCGAAGGCGCTCGCGCTGCACCTGCACGGCTTGGGGCTGGTCCGGTACCCGCCGGACAGCCCCGGTAACGCTGTGCCGTGCTACGTCGAGGAGTTCCCCGCCGACAGCGCGCCCGACGACCTCGTGCTCATCCGTCTTGAGCCCGGATTTCCGGCGACCGACACGTCCGGCTACGAGACCCCCGAGCTGCGGGTGCTGCGGCGTACTGCCGCGTCCGCTGGGTGGCAGGCCGGGTACGACGGCGCGATGGAGATCCGGCGTGCTGTGCACGGCACCGGGCAGGTGACGTGGGCAGCCGGGACTGAGCACGAGGTGCACGTGGTGTCGTGCGACGCCGACGACACGGGTCCAGTGCGTGAGGGCCAGGACCCGAAGGGCCGGCCGGTGTGGTCGTGCTCGTTCGCCCCCGAGATCATGGAGGTAGCGGCATGACCGCGCCGCTGAAGAAGCGCCCCGCGCGCTTCAACAGGCTGCTCGTCAACACGGGTACCGAGGAGTCCCCGAACTACGTGGTGGTCAAGGGTCTCTCGAAGATCGAGATGCCGATCGCCGCGACCGAGGTCGACGTGTCCGACTTCGACAGCGAGGGCTGGGACGACTCGCTCGTCACCCACCGGGGCTGGAGCGTGAACCTGGAGGGGTTCGACGGCTTCACCGGCCCGAACAACGCGCCGGTCGACGACCCGGGGCAGGCGTACCTGAAGGCGGTCGGACTGGTGACGGCGTACGAGGCGTACGCCAACGTGCGGATGTACCGCACGGACACGAACAAGGGCTACGAGGGCCGCGTCAGCGTGTCCTGGAACGGGCCCGGCGGTGACGTGAAGGGCGTCGAGCCGTTCAAGGCCACGCTGAAGGGCAGCGGCGTGCTGTCCGCCTACACCCACGAGGACTGACCGCCCGTGTCCACCTTCCCCGAGCTGCGCGCGTTCCGCTCCGAGGTCGACGGCGACCCGCTCGTGCTGCCGATCCGGGGCACCGAGTACGCCTTCTCGAAGTCGATCCCGATGCGCGCCGGGATCATGCTGGTCGAGGCGCAGGCGATCGTGAAGTCCGCCGCCGCCGAAGGCCGCGAGCCGGACGAGCAGCCGTTCACGGCTGCGGACGAGCAGCAGCTGCGGCGGGACCTGATCGGTGACCAGTGGGACCGGCTGCTCGCCGACGGCGTGCACGCGGCCGAGGTCGAGCACGTCTACCGGACGCTGGTCACCTGGCACCTGTCCGGCGAGGACGCGGCGCGCCTGGTGTGGACCGACGGGCAGGGGAACGATGCCAGCCCCCCAGCATCTTCCGCGTCGACGGCCCGGACGACATCCCGGAGTTCATCGACGCGGAAGACCTCGCGCGCATCCAAGCCCAAGGCGGCGGCTCGCTCGGGTGGGGCGACATCCTCGCGGCGTGGGACCTGATCGAGGCCGACATCCACCATGTGTACGGTGTCGACCTCTCCCAGGCGGGCGAGGTCGACCGCCGCACCTGGCGCTGGTTCCAGTGCCGGCTGTTCGGGTTGCCACCGGAGTCCCGCACCTGGCGGCACCTGCTACGCCAGCCGGAGGCTGATGAGGCGGATCTGGCCGAGGCTGACGCGGCGCTGGGTATCGTGCGCGGCTGACCAGCCGATGTAACGCCCGCGGGCGCGCGGGCGACAGCACGGTACCCCGCTGGCCGCACCGGACGCGGCCCCGAAGGAGACCCGCCCGATGCACCGTCACCACCTCGCGGCGGCGCTGGCCGCCGTCGCCCTGTCTGCCGCCTGCACCTCCGCACCGGAGGCCGCGCCGCCCTTCAGCGACACCCCGACCGCCAGCCCGTCGACGACCTCTGCCACGTCCTCGACGAGCAGCCCGTCAAGCACCGCCAGCATCACGCCAGCCAGCCCGTCCCGCTCAGCACGTGGGCTGATCATCAAGGCGCTCGGCGAGGCAGCGATCATCGAGACCCCCGACGGCACGGACGTCGAGACCCGAATCACGCTCGACCAGATCACCGTGGACGGCGACTGCCCGAGCGGCCAAGACGCCAGCAACGGACACCTGATCAACCTACACTTCCGCGTCGAGACGACGCCGAAGCTCACACAACGCGGCTGGGCCATCTCACCGCTCGACTTCGCCGTAGTCGGACCTGACGGGGTCACGGACACCAGCGTCAACCCGGCGGTCGGCTACGGCTGCTACACCCAGAAGGACGCCCTACCCACGGCGCCGTACACGCCCGCCTCTATCTACGCCGGCTGGCTGACGCTCGACACCCGGCACGCCACCGGGACCATCACCTTCCGGCCGCCGTTCATGCGCGGCGGTACCGGCTGGGAGTGGACGATCCCGGCCTGACCCCGGGCTGGTGATCGGCCCGCGTGACACCGGGCGGCGACCATGCCCAGGTGAGCACGACCGTCGGGCACATTCGGGGCATCGTCACGCTGGACACCTCCGGCTACAAGGCGAAGTCCGCGGAGACGCGCGCCGACGCGGCGAAGCTCAAGACCGACGTCGAGGCGCAGCGCCCGAAGTTGGATGCTGACGCCGCCCCGTTCGTGCGCGCGGTCGCTACTGCGGA